GGCGGCTGGCTGATGCCAGCCAGACCATCAGCACGCAGGCAAACGAGCTGCAGAGCAAAAGCCAGGCACTGGCAAAGAGCAACAGCCAGCTTATCAGCCTGTCCATTCTGAATGAAACCAATAACCGGGAGCAGGCGCGGCTCTATGCCGAAGCAGAACAGACCAGCGCACAGCTGAGACAACGACAACGCCGGATCGAGGAACTGAAACGTGAGAACGAGGATTTACGCCACTGGGCTGATACTCCTTTGCCTGCTGACATTATCCGGCTGCGGGAACGTCCGGTACTCACCGGAGGTGCAGCTTACCGTCAGTGGTTGTCCGAGAGTGACGCCGTGTCGGCTGGAGCAGGCAGCACCGCGCACTAACGGTGATCTGAATGCGTTGCTGGATGAAACGGAGGCCGCCTGGGCGATCTGTGCAGACAAAGTGGACATGATTATTGCGTGTCAGGAGCGAAACAGTGAACAAACCACAATCCCTGCGCTACGCCCTCAATAAAGCGGTGCCTTATGTCCGAAATAACCCGGACAAACTGCATCTGTTTGTGGATAACGGTTCGCTGGTTGCCACGGGGGCCAGCTCCATGTCATGGGAGTACCGCTACACCCTGAACGTGGTGATTGAGGATTTCAGCGGCGACCAGAATCTGCTGATGGCCCCGGTTTTGCTGTGGCTGCGTGATAACCAGCCCGATGCCATCAATAACCCGGCGTTACGGGAAAAGCTATTCACCTTTGAGGTGGATATTCTGCGCAACGATGTCTGTGATATCAGCCTCAACCTGCAACTGACGGAGCGTGTGCTGGTCAGCACTGACGGCAGTGTGTCGAGCGTTGAAGCTATAGCGGAACCTGATGAACCTGAAGAAATGTGGACGGTGAAACGTGGCTGAACTGCAGAAAGTGGACGACTGGCTGAGTGCCTTGCTGGCGAATCTGGAGCCAGCCGCAAGAAGCCGCATGATGCGCCAGCTGGCGCAGGAACTACGCCGGACACAGCAGCAAAATATCAGAATGCAGCGCAATCCAGATGGCAGCAGTTATGAACCGCGACGGGTAACAGCACGCAGTAAAAAAGGCCGTATCAAACGTCAGATGTTTGCAAAGCTGCGCACCACAAAATCCCTGAAAACTTCCGCCAGCGCCGACTCTGCCAGCGTGCAGTTTGAAGGCAAGGTACAGCGCATTGCCCGTGTTCATCACTACGGCTTACGTGATCGCGTCAGCCGCAAAGGACCGGAGGTCCGTTACGCAGAGCGTCGCCTTCTGGGTGTAAATGATGATGTTGAGGCAATGACCCGCGACATGATTCTGCAATGGCTGGCGGGGTGATTTTTGTATCAGCACTGATACAAGTTGCAGCACTGCCGCCTTTCTTCCCCTGATGGCAACCTTTCCCTATGAACGCACAATTAACCGAAATCATGCGCCTTATCACCAACCTGATCCGCACTGGGGTAGTCACCGAAGTGGACAGGACAAACTGGCTTTGCCGGGTGAAAACGGGCGACCTTGAAACCAACTGGATCAGCTGGCTGACGCTGCGTGCCGGGAATGCCCGGACATGGTGGCGACCATCGGAAGGTGAGCAGGTGGTGCTGCTGAGTATGGGCGGTAATCTGGAAACAGCTTTTGCGCTGCCCGCCATCTATTCGAATCAGTTCGCACCACCGTCGACGTCGGCGGACGCCTGCGTGACAGAACATCCTGACGGTGGCTGGTTTGAATACGAACCTGCCACCGGGCGCTGGTATGTCAGGGGCATCAAATCCATGGTCATTGAGGCTGCCGATAACATCACCCTGAAAACCAGTGAGTTTGTGCTGGAGGCTGAGTGCACGCGTATTAACAGCGAAGTGGTGATCAATGGTGGCGTTACTCAGGGCGGCGGAGCGATGAGTTCTAACGGGATCGTGGTTGATGCGCATCAGCATACTGGCGTCCTGAAAGGCGGCGATACAACCGGAGGCCCGGTATGACGCTTTATAGCGGGATGAACAATACCAGCGGTAAAGCCATTACTGATATTGACCATCTGCGCCAGTCGGTGCGGGACATTTTGCTGACGCCGCAGGGTAGCCGCATTGCCCGTCGGGAATATGGTTCCCTGCTGTCGGCACTGATAGACCAGCCACAAAATCCGGCATTACGCCTGCAGGTCATGTCGGCAGTGTATGTGGCGCTGAGTCGCTGGGAGCCACGGCTGACGCTGGATTCCATCACCATTAACAGCAATTTTGACGGTTCAATGGTGGTGGAGCTGACCGGGCGGCGTAATAACGGTGTGCCTGTTTCCCTTTCCGTATCAACAGGAGCAGAGAATGGCAGTGATTGACCTTTCGCAGTTGCCTGCGCCGCAGATTGTGGATGTGCCGGACTTTGAGACGCTGATTGCCGAACGCAAGGCCGAATTTGTTGCGCTTCATCCGAAAGATGAGCAGGAAGCAGTGATCCGCACGCTGGAACTGGAATCTGAACCCGTCACCAAATTGCTTCAGGAGAACGCTTACCGTGAGTTGCTTCTGCGCCAGCGCATTAACGAAGCCGCGCATGCTGTGATGGTGGCTTACGCGATGGGCGGCGATCTTGACCAGCTCGCTGCCAACTACAACGTGAAACGCCTGACGGTGACGCCTGCTGATAATGACGCTGTGCCACCCGTTGCGGCTGTGATGGAAAGCGATGAAGCGTTACGCCTGCGTGTGCCTGCAGCCTTTGAAGGGCTTTCTGTTGCGGGGCCAACTGCAGCTTATGAATTTCATGCCCGAAGCGCCGACGGTCGGGTGGCGGATGCCAGTGCAACCAGCCCGGCGCCTGCAGAGGTGGTGCTGACTGTCCTTAGCCGCGAAGGCGATGGAACTGCAGAAAAAGACCTGCTGGACGTGGTGGAAAAAGCTCTGAACAGTGAGAACGTCCGCCCGGTGGCTGACCGTCTGACGGTTCGCAGCGCAGAAATCATCCCGTATCGCGTGGAAGCCACCATTTTTCTCTATCCGGGACCGGAAGCAGAGCCGGTAATGGCAGCGGCAAAAGCCAGCCTGCAGAAGTACATCGCCAGTCAGACGCGTCTTGGTCGGGATATTCGCCGTAGCGCCATCTTTGCCGCCCTGCATGTTGAGGGTGTGCAGCGTGTGGAGCTGGCTTCTCCTCTGGCGGATGTGGTCCTGAACAAAACACAGGCGGCATCATGTACGCAGTGGAGCGTAACCAACGGAGGAACGGATGAATAGTCTGCTGCCACCGGGTTCAACACCACTGGAGCGCCGACTGGCGCAAACCTGCAGCGGGATTTCTGATCTGCAGGTGCCGCTTCGTGACTTGTGGAATCCGGCAACCTGTCCGGTCAGTTTCCTGCCTTATCTCGCCTGGGCGTTCTCTGTGGATCGCTGGGACGAGGGCTGGACAGAAAGCGTCAAGCGCCAGGTGGTGAAGGATGCTTTTTATATTCATCAGCATAAAGGGACCACCAGTGCCGTGCGGCGGGTGGTGGAGCCGTTCGGCTTTCTGATCCGCATTATTGAGTGGTGGCAAACCGGAGAGGCACCGGGCACGTTTCGCCTGGATATCGGCGTGCAGGACCAGGGCATCACTGAAGATACCTATCTGGAACTTGAGCGACTGATAAGCGATGCCAAACCATGTAGCCGCCACATGATCGGCATGTCCATCAATCTGCAGACCAGCGGCCCGCATTGGGTGGGAGCCGCCAGCTATCTTGGCGAAGAAATCACGATCTATCCGTATATCAACGAAACGATTATTTCCGGTGGCACCGCGCATGAAGGCGGGGCGGTCCATGTTATTGACACAATGAGAGTGAATCCATGAGCACAAAATTTTATACCCTGCTGACGGATATTGGCGAGGCGAAACTTGCCAGCGCCGCCGCGCTCGGTGTGCCGCTAAAAATTACCCATATGGCGGTGGGCGATGGCGGCGGAGCATTGCCGACGCCGGACGCAAAGCAGACGGCACTGGTAAATGAGAAACGCCGGGCTGCGCTGAATATGCTCTATATCGACCCGCAGAACAGCAGCCAGATTATTGCTGAACAGGTGATCCCTGAAAACGAGGGCGGTTGGTGGATACGTGAAGTGGGCCTGTTTGATGAGTCAGGGGCATTGATTGCCGTGGGGAACTGCCCGGAAAGCTATAAACCGCAACTGGCTGAAGGCAGCGGGCGTACCCAGACCGTGCGCATGGTGCTGATTACCAGCAGCACGGACAATATCACCCTGAAAATCGACCCTGCCGTAGTGCTGGCAACCCGCAAGTATGTGGATGACAAGGTACTGGAGCTGAAGGTGTACGTGGATGATCAGATGGCAAAACATCTTGCCGCACCGGACCCGCATTCACAGTATGCACCCAAAGAAAGTCCGACGTTTACCGGGACACCAAAAGCGCCAACGCCAGCGGCAGGGAATAACACCACGCAGGTTGCGACCACCGCGTTTGTTCAGGCGGCACTGACGGCCCTGATTAATGGTGCGCCAGCCACGCTGGACACGCTGAAAGAATTAGCCGCAGCCATTAACAATGATCCGAAATTCAGTACCACCATTAACAATGCGCTGGCACTGAAAGCGCCGCTGTCAAGTCCGGAACTCACCGGAACGCCAACAGCCCCCACTGCCGCACAGTCGGTTAACAATACACAGATTGCCACCACGGCTTTTGTGAAATCGGCGATTGCGGCAATGGTGGGTTCTGCACCTGCGGCACTGGATACACTGAACGAACTGGCGGCGGCGCTGGGGAATGACCCGAACTTTGCCACGACAATGCTTAATGCGCTGGCAGGTAAACAACCGCTGGACAATACGCTGACTAATTTGAGTGGAAAGGATGTCGCTGGTCTTCTCACATACCTTGGTTTAGGAGAAGCGGCGAAAAGGGATGTGGGCACAGGAGATAATCAGATACCGGATATGGGAGCATTCGCTTCTGGTTCGGGATGGTTCAGGCTACCAGGTGGATATATTGTTCAGTTTGGCACTTTTTCAGGAAACACGACCCGCTTTATCAGTGGACACTTCCCTATACCATTCCCTAATCAGCCGATGGTTTCAGTCAGTGTTATGTCTGATGCCGTTCAGTCAGACCCGTCGAATCCTGCCACGCAGGTTTTGTCTGTAAATTTTGAACATATCAGTAATTCAGCGTGGCGTGTGGCAACCAGTGATATCTCACAGCAATACAGATTCAGTTATATTTCGATAGGACGGTAGAAATGCAGAAATATATTTTCAGTGCCGATAAAAATGCGTTTTTCCCTGTGGAGCTTAAAATCGCTTATCAGGAATCCGGCGAATGGCCCGGTGATGGAATCGAAATTGACGACACTGTTGCCGCCGAATTTATGAAGGAAGCACCAGAAGGAAAATACAGAGGTGTCATCGACGGAATGCCTGCATGGATTGATATTCCACCGCCAACTCATGAGGAACAAATTGCCGCAGCCGAACTGGAAAAGCAGCAATTGATTAATCAGGTCAACGAATACATAAACAGTAAGCAATGGCCTGGTAAAGCGGCGATTGGTCGCCTGAAAGGTGAGGAACTGGCGCAATATAATTTGTGGCTGGATTATCTGGACGCACTGGAGCTGGTCGATACTTCCGGTGCGCCAGATATTGAATGGCCTACGCCTCCGGCAGTTCAGGCCAGATGACGTCCGGCGCTGTGCTCGTATCTGTTGCCGTCACCGCGTCAATATAATCCAGCACAGCGTTAAGTCGGGTGTTTTCTGGCTGCGTCAGCTTCCGCCCGGCCTGTAATTTCAGTTGAATCAGACTGATGGAAGCCATTGCAGCATCAATCAGCGACTGGCGCCGTGCTTCTGCCGCTTCTACTGCGGCGCTATGCTGTGCCTCGGTATCCGTCACCCATTTCTCACCATCCCATTTATCGTATGGCGTTAACGGTGAAAGCGTGACATAACCGTCTTTGATGGCACCGATATAATCCACTGTAACAGCTGCGCCATTTTCAGTTGAGTAAACGGTCTCATTGCGATGGTCTTCTTCATGGCTCCATCCCTTACCCGTAAATACTGCCACTTTTCCCGGAATGTTTTCGCTCGGATCAATACCAGTGGAACAGGCGGGCATACTTACTCCAGTATTAATATATTCATCAGACCAGCCGGTATATTCATACGTTACTGCATTATAATAAAAACAACGCATATCGCCCGGCACTGTAGCCAGCCCATTTTCATCAAAAACAGGTTTCATTATTTAGCCCTCACCAGAAAGTTAAATGCAATATTTCGTGGACGGGTTTCTGTACCTACATTTCCACTAATTTCACCATAACGTTTAACACTACGAGAGCTAAGAGCTCGTAGTGAGGAAGGCACCTTAAGACCGGGTTCGTCCGTTTTAACTATTCCCCCGTCACCATATGTAGCCAGTATTCCTGGGTTTACTCCTTCCCGTGCACTTCCTGCGGCAAGCCCGTCCCCCGTCCACAATTCCATATTGTGTGCATGATCCATAATTGTGTGTGATTGCCCTGAGAGTAGGGTACGTCCGACATCAATCCCGCGCCCGTCATCCCAGATACGAATGAAATCACCGCGTGCGTCAGGTAATGCCAGCGCCGGAAACACTTTCGCCAGCACAGGGTAATCAGTGGCAGAGAATTTCGCGCCGTTGAACTTCAAAAACACCATACCGGACCAGCTATCGATTACGGTATCTGGCATTGCAGCGGACGGCCAGAAGAACGGAACGCCAATAGCTGGAGCTCCTTCTCCCAAACCAAGGTATGTGAGAAGACCAGCGACATCC